TAAATCTAAAATGGCTTTATCTTTTGTATTAGGAACTGCAAGATTTTTAAGTGGTAATGTAAACAGATTAGCAAAACAAAATATAAATTTAAAAACACCTACTGCACAAATAATTTTGAGAGGAACATCTGCTAGTTTTACAGTTGACGAATTAGGCAGAACATTAGCTATAAATTTACCTTATGGGCCCTTCGGTACAAAAATCGGAGAAATAGAAGTTATAACTTCTATGGGTAGTGTCATATTAAATAAACCCTTTGAAGCTACAACAGTAGATGTCTTTGAAAGTGCTCCTAGTGCTCCTGTCATTCTTGATCTAACTTTAGACATTATTGACAATATGTTGATCGTTTCTCCACCAAAAGAAGAAGTAGTCTTAGTAGGAGAAACCACTACCCAAACAAATGAAATCTTAGATTTTAATGATTTAGATTATGACTTTCTTGCTGAAGATGAACTTGCAGAAGATTCTTTAGAGTTTACTGAGCTTGATTATGATGAACTAGATATCAATCTACTTGAAGATTTATTGGAAATAATTGATGAATTCGGTCAAGAAGAAGAAGATGCTTTACAAGATGTTACATCTACAGTCATATCAGGTACTAAACTAGGACAAGATCAAGAAACACAAATCACTTCTTTTATAACAGGTGGAACTGTAACCTTACAGAGACAAGTTTCAAATTTTGCTAGAGTTGATTTGAATGTTGATGGTTCTTATACAGTAATATTTATTCAAGATGGTATTTCAAGAATAGTAAAAGTAAATGGGGGCAGTTCATCAGTAATAAGAATTACACAGGATTAATTACTAAATTATTTGGATTTATATTGGTTTTAGTCTTAGCTATACCTCTGCTGTTTGAACATAGTTATCAACAGCTTATCAAGTTAAGAACCTTTGATTATTTTGTGCCTGAGTATCAAGAATCAGGATATTTTACTGTTATTAATCTTGATGAAAAGTTCGTTAATGATCAAGGTGGTTATCCAATACCAAGATTAGAACTAGCTAAGATTCATGCAGAAATCATCAATGCAGGTGCTTTGGGTGTTGGTTGGGTTCTGGCTATGCCACATAAAGATAGATTAGGTGGTGACGATATTTTTGCAGATGTGCTTGGTCAAACAAATTCTGTTTTATCTATCTTTGAATATGAGAATGGCATTTATCCACAGACAGTCGGTACAGTAATTCTAGGTGAAGATGTAGAGACTAATTTAATAAAAGGCACAATTAATAATGTTGAACCATTAAGATCAAGCACAAATGAAGGTTTAGCTTCTGCTCCTGTAGATGTTGATAATCTAATCAGACAGATTCCTCTGTTATATCAAACACCGAATGGTTGGGTTTCGTCATATGCTGTTGAAGTATTAAAAGTATTAGTAGGTGCTGATACTTATATAATAAAAACCAATGAATTAGGAATAGAACAAGTCAGAGTACAAGGATTACCAGAAATTAATACTGATTCACAAGGTAGAAAATACGTCTCATGGGTCAAGACAAGTACAACAAATTTAGAAGAATTAGATGTAAAGGATAAGTTTGTCTTTGTAGGTTTTACAGCTTCAGGAATAATGCCGACAATTTCTACTCCAGCAGGTCTGTTAGAGCCACATTTAATTCAAACTGCATTAGCTGAAACAATACTTATAGAAAATTCACCATACATACCAAATTGGCATTTATCTCTAGAATTAGTTATTTTTGTTTTTTCTGGGCTTCTTATTTGGCTTCTAACGAGTTCTTTTGGTCTTACCCTTAGTCTTACCCTAAGTGTTTTAGCATTTATTTCTACAGCTACTTATGGTTACTGGACGATACAAAATGGTATTTTAATTGATGTAACTTGGTCATTAATCGGACAATTTATTATTGGCAGTACAAGTTTCTATTTTAGATTCAGAGAACAATGGAAATTAAGAGAACAAATAAAAAATCAATTCGGCAAATATTTAGATAAAAGAATGGTTAAGAAGTTACAGGATAATCCTGAACTTTGTCAGGTAAATGGTAAAAGAGTAGATTGCTCAATCATTTTTTCAGATTTACGAGGATTTACAAAGCTATCTGAATCTGTTGAACCTGAAATGGTAAGTTACATTATGAATAATGTGTTAGATGTTCAGGTCAAAGCAGTAAATAAATATTTTGGTGTGACAGATAAATTTATTGGTGATGCTGGTATGTTTCATTTTAATACTATTATTCCACAACCAGATCATCACGATTTAGCTCTTAAAGCTGTGAAAGAAATACAGAAGAATATAACTAAATTAAATAAAAAGTTTGAAGAAGAAAAAATACCAAAAATAGCAATAGGACTGGGAGTTCAATCTGGTGTCTGTTTAGCAGGAAACTTTGGTGCATCTGACAGGTTTGCTTTTAGTCTAATTGGAGACCCCTGTAATGTCGCAGCAAGGCTTGAATCAAATACGAAGGTTGTTGGTAAAGATGTTTTGATAGGAGAAGAAACTGCTAAAAATTGTTCTTTTGATTTGGTAAAATTAGATGATATTATGGTAAAAGGCAAAAAAGAAAAACTAAAGGTTTATACATTTAAAGAATGAAAAATATATTTAAAAATCTATTAAGTGCAGTAGCACCCACAATCGGAACAGCATTAGGTGGGCCTATGGGTGGAATGGCGGCTAAAATGCTTTCTGAAACTCTTGGTGTACCAAATAATCAAAAATCAATAGAACAAGCAATGCAGACTGCTTCACCTGAAGAATTAGCAAAAATTAAAAAAGCTGAACTTGAGTTTGAAGCTGAAATGAAAAAACTTGAAGTTGATGTGTTTGCTCTTGAAGCACAAGAAAAACAAGATGCTAGAAAACATTTTTCAAAAGATTGGACTGCTAGAATAATAGGTGTTGCTGTTATTGGTGGCTTTCTAGCTTATATATTCCTAGTAACAGTACAACCACCTGAACAGAACTCAGAAGCACTTATAAATCTAGTGTTAGGGTATTTGGGCGGATTAGCTAGTGCAATTATCTCTTTTTACTTCGGTGCATCTAATTCTTCCAAAGACTAATTTTATTTGCTAGTCTTTAGGAGAACTAAAAACGAGGAGTAATTATGTTCGGATTAATAATAGATATATTTGGTGTAGTCTCTATGGTTGTTTGTATTGCTAGTTTTATCGCTATGCTAACACCAACACCTAAAGATAATAATATGCTTGGTAAAGTTTATGGGTTGATAGATTTGTTAGCTTTAAATGTTTATAAAGCAAAGGATAAATAAAATGTCTGCTGAACCCTTTGTTTACAATGTAGTTTTAGATCGTGTCATAGATGGCGATACAATCAAGGTTTCAAGCATAGACTTAGGGTTTAGTGTATCTTTACAAAACAGATCAATAAGAATCGCACAAATTGATACACCAGAGAGCCGAATCAATACAAAAAGATATCCAGAAAGAACAAAAGAAAAAGAACTCGGCTTACTAGCAAAACAAAAATTAATAGAATGGTTGGTTGGTAATATTACAATCAAAAGTTATGGGCCAGACAAATACGGCAGAATCTTAGCTGATGTATTTTGTGAAAAAGGTAATATTGCAGATTTATTAAAAGCACATGAACCACCTTTAGCAGTAGATTATGATGGTGGTACAAAAACAAAGGTATGGAAATGAAAATATCAGAAGAGGGCAAAGCCCTAATTAAGAAGTTTGAAGGTTGTGAATTAGAAGCATACAAATGTCCAGCAGGAGTTTGGACAATCGGTTTTGGGTTTACCAAAGATGTGAAAGAAGGCGATGTATGGTCTCAATCTCATGCTGAAGAAATGTTAGACATAGAGTTAGAAGAATATGAAGAATATGTTTCTGATCTTGTTGATGTGCCCTTAAATGAAAATCAATTCTCAAGTCTCGTTTCATGGTGCTACAATTTAGGCCCTACAAACCTTGTTCAGAGCACGTTACTTTCCAAATTAAATGCTGGGTTATACGAAGATATACCACATGAAATAAAAAGATGGAATAAAGTAAATGGTGAAATAAGTGAGGGTTTAGTCAGAAGGCGACTTGCAGAAAGCCTATTATGGTCTAGCGAGGACTGGAGTGAAGTCTAATGTCAGATCAATATGTAGGTGGCAAAGGCGATAAAAGAAGAAAAGAAAACAGAGAAAAGATAAACCAAAATTGGGATAAGATTTTTAAGAATAAAAACAAAAATGGCACTAAGCAAAATACAAACTAAAAGATTAGGTAGTCTTTTATCATTAATGTTTGAAGATGGAAAACTTCCTGAACCTATTCTTAAAGATTTAATAGATAATGATTTTGCCAGACTTAAAGGCACAAAATACATTTTGACTGAAAAAGGACTTTCAGAAAAAAACAGACTTTGCACACTTGCTGGTCTAAATATTCTTTATTCTAGTGAAAAACCAAAAATAGAAAGCCCTAATATCGCTTCTAACGAAAATAAATAGCTTTACCAATAAGCTACTATGTCTAATTAAATTGCTTTCTTGTGACTAAATAAACAATCAAATCTTGCTTCTATTTTTTTAGCATCAAAATCTTCTTCTGGAAAACCACATTTTCTAGCTTCGCTTTTTTCAAATGAAGCTAATGTTAAAAAATTTATCTTATTTATTTCATAAGAAAAATTATTATCGTATTTAAAAACTTCGCTATTCATCATTTTCTCCCTCACTTAGTTTTAAAAATTCATACCATTCTTGTCTTTCTTTTTCTGAAAGCTTATCCCAATTCTCTTGAATATAATCGTAATATTCTCTAAATGCTTTACTCATAAATATTCAGTTTATACTCTTGATTTACTCCTAGTATTTCTCTCATTGTATCTAAATCTTTTGCCAAAATGCAATTTGCTCCAGTAAGATTTCTT